AATGGAGCATCTTGGCTGAGTCTCCCTTGAGCGATGAAAGTGCCTGCGGTTGTCCCAGGGTTCTTCTTCGCTAGAGGCAGAGTGGCTTTAGCAAATACGGCTTGGATGATGCCTGTCTCGTCCACGATGCGAGCAGTAGTGATGGACTCAGACGTGATGTCTGTGTCGGTAGCTGCAACTAGAGCCACCGGAGGGTCAGTTAGATCGTCCAGTCCAGGCTCTTTGCCTCTGTCCCATAAGAGAGTTACGTTAGACCAAGCCATAGTTATTCCACCACATGCACATCGATGGAGCCGTCCACAGGGTTGGTTCCGAACAGAAGGATAGCCATCTCAGGCCACATAGGTACGTTGATCAGCAGGACTGAATCGTCCACTGAGTTGAGCTGGAGAGTGGATAGCACAGTCATAACACTGCCAGGGTACATGCCACCCATGATGCTGAGTTCACCAGTAGTCCACCCACCTCCAGGACGGTTAGTGATCTCAATCTGAAACGTACCTCTCTGGTCGTGAGATCGCTGGGGAGTCTGCCTGTTGCCGGATCCATCCTTATTAGGACTGAGGTAAAACACCTCGAACACCTGCGGCTCCCCGCTGTACGGAGTACTTATTCTTGCTCTAGCCATGTCTTACTGTCCGAATCCGAACGACCGTCCTCTCACCCTGTCTTTGTCCCTCAGTTTCTGAGTGATCTCAGAGCGAAGCGTGGGGAACTCTTCGAGCATGGCAGAGAATGATTTAGATTTGTATTGCTTCAGTACTTTACGAATGGCTTGAACCTTAGGAGACCCAGACCCTGTCGGATCATCGTCAGTCAAGCTCTTATACGAGTTGGATGTGACAAGAGAGTTGAGAGTCTGAGCTAAGCTCCTACCTCCAATCCTCACCTTGCCTTGCAGCTCACCCCACCTGTCGTAGGCGTACCTCCCGGCTTCGTTCTGGATGGTAGTCAGCTCAATGCCGTAGCGTTTGCGAGGGGGAGGGGAGAAGCCTGTGCGCAGGCGTTGGAACTCTTTGTTGATCGCAGTGTTCTTCACTTCACGGTAGGCGATGGGGAGGAAGATGCTGGTGCTGAGAGCAGCAACAGAGTCCTCTCCTGTGAAGTACCCGCCGATGCCGGAGGATCTGCGGATAGGTTCGCCTAAGACGTTGCGCTGCGGCGGGACGAAGCGAGACATGCCTGGGACTCTCGACTTGATAGCGTCGAGCATGCCTGATGTCTCTTTGAGCACAGGGTCATCGAAGAGGGACACTGCAGACTGGACTGATCGAGGGATGACAGAGCCCACTAATCCTTCAAGGAAGTTGCCTGTGAATCTCTCGCTGTCTGACATAGCATCGAAGAAGTTCCGCAGACCTGAGACATACGTCTTTTGGACCAGGTTGTTGATCGCAGAGGTCAGCACTCCGTGAGTGATAGTGTTGGCTATGGACTCGTCATCCTCAGTCATGCGAGACGTAACCTCAATCATGTCAGCGGCGATACCGATGAACGATGATAAAGGATCAGCTCGAAGGTACTGGATGTACTTGCCTTCCGATGTGACGATGGAGTAGGGCATCCACCCTGTGGACTTCAGCAGGTCGCGCTGCTCAGGATCGTCAGGGCCTGCGCCTGTTATCTTGCCGGACATAGCGAATCCAGTGGCAGCACTCATCATCGCTACCGCTCCCATGTGACGACCGACTACTTCCACTCGCTTGCGAGGGTCAGCGCTGTGCCACTCTCTCAGGTTGCGGAGCTTACTCTCCTCGATAGCTTTGGTGGCCATCCCGGGAGCAGAGAGCTTCTTCTGCAGCCATGCCGCTGGAGTCGAGAAGAGGTCGAGACGCTGGCCGACAAACTGCATAGCGTTGATCGGTGTCTTCTGGAAGGGCACGATCAGTCTAGTCCACGGGTGGTTCCTAGACAGCTTTGTGAACGAGTGACCCATGCTCCCAGGAGTAAGATCAGATGTCAGAGTAACCTCTGCACCTGCGTCAATCCCGCTCTGAGCTATAGGGTTCAGAGTTGCGAAGTCAGCTTCTTCCATCAAGCGCTGACGCTCTTCGTTCAGCTTTGATCGGTAGGTGGGCTTGGATGTGATCTCACCCTTACGAGCTAGATTCTCCTGAGCCATCTTAGTGATGCGCTTCTCTGTGATGAGCTGCCCGTCTACAAAGATCTTCTCCATGCGCTCTGCCACCCATGATGATCTCTCAGCAGTGGGGACGTTGGCAGCGTGAGCAGCTCCCATGAGCTTACCCATGATCTCACCTCGACCCGAGACTTGCTTGATGAAGTCATCAGACTTACGCATGATCGGATTAGGGAAGTTGATTCCCTTACCGATGATGTCGATCAGGAACGCAGTACGCTGCATCTCCTCAGGTTGCGAGAGGAAGTTCTCCGAACGGAAGTAGCGAGGTCCGTGGATGTTCTCTGCTAAGTTCGACCCACCTTCAGTGATGGGCTGGATACGCTTGTACCACTTGTCTGTACCCTTAGCGAGAGCAGACCCGTCTACCAGAGCTTGGAGAGTGCCAAGCATACGATACTTGTTTTCGATCCACACTTGTTCGCCAGTGACCTTGCCAGCCTTGCCAAACATTCCGGACTTGAACGCAGCTGCTCCCAGCATGTTCTCGATGGGCACCCACATAGCTGTCATCGAAGGGAACAGGATGTTAGTGACCAGAGTCTTGGGCGAAGACAGGAGGTTCGAGATGAACACTTCGTTGGTGAGGGCGATAACTCGATCCAGGCCAGACATCGTAGCCCATCGGCCCATGCCTGTGGTGGCTCGCATCTTGTCCCAGTCTCGGAACATGTCGATCTGCTCGATACGCCTCTGCATCTCCTTAGCCCCGACAGGGTTGGAGAGATGGATGCCGTTGGCTTCGTCGAGGATGGTGCGAGCCATGTCGAACACTTCTGATCCGACGTTCATCTGTCGTGCTCGCAGGAGCAGCCCACCTTCCGAAGCAATGCCTTGCACTCCTCGGAGGATAGTCTCTAGATGAGCAACCTTGGTGGTGATGTCAGGCATCGCTTGTATGACGCCGTTACTCTTGATCGCATCCTGGGTTGCGCGAAGGACATCTTCCATGGCGTTAGGTAACATGATCGTACCAGCTACCATGGCGTTGCGAGCCTCAGCAACATCCCAGTTCTTACGAGCAAAGAACTCAGCCATCCCTGCCCTGTCCATGCCCACCAAGTCTTGGAAGACAGGGAGAGCGTCGAGCAGCAGTTGGCCTTCTGTAGTCACAGGGACTGCAGCGTTGGTGAGCGATGTGATTGCCTGAGTGATCTTGACTGCATCCTCTTCAACCATCAGATCTTTGAGGTTGAGAGACCCTTCGCCGATGAGACCGTAATACGCTTTGAGTTCCTCAGGGACATCGCGCATCGTGCGCAGGATAGCTCCCATGCCACCGACACCGTCGTGCAACATGCGCTCGTACTTCGCAATACCCCGGAGCATCTGCTGTTCACTGAGGGGTCTCTTCTTGACGAGTGTCTTGAGGGCTGACTTACCCGTCAGAGTCGTGATGACTTCTGCGAAGCTGTCCGACTCCAGCCCTTGAGCAGCTCTGTTCTCAGCGACAGTGGCAGCCATATGCTCGGACAGTTCTTTGTCACGAGCTTTGCGATCAAACTGAGCACGCTCTTGTTCGACGATCTCGTCAACGCCCGGCCCGGTGAAGATCGGATTACATTTGTCCTGAGCCATTAGCAGACCTGTGTCAGTTTCCCGCGAGACGCTGCTGCGGTGGGTGTGAGTAGTTCTGGTTGTGCGATGAGTGCATCCACCACCTCGCCAGCTTTGATTGGGTCGGGGCCAACTTCGTCAGCTAGCTCCATGGCTTCCCTCTCAGGCATGCCTTTGTTCAGGTTAGCTCTGGTGGCCTTCACTCTACGTACAGCGCCAACGAGCGTGTCTGTGATGCCACCTAGGAGTAGACCTTCGAGTGCGTTCTTGAGTCTGCCTTCAGCTTCGCTGTCTCCCTCGTCAGACGCGAGATACTCAGTCACTGTGTTCTTCAGGAACGGTACCTGAATCAGCATGTTCGAGAGTCTCTCCTCTTGTCCACTGAAGGCCAAGCTGTCAGCGAGTACTCCGGAGATGGCAGTAGATGTGACTGTGTTCGTAGTAGCGTAAGCTCCTGCTCGTGCAGCAGCATTGGCTACGGTAGCAGTCCGCCCACCTGCGATAGCTGCAGTGAAGGTCTTAGCCGCCAGACCCACTCCAGCCTTGGCTGCGCCGAAGGGGAGAAGGAACTGAACCAGACCTTCTGCGATACCACCGACTGCTGTGTCAGAACGACCGAAGATCCTGTCTCCTGAAGAGAAGTCCACATCAACCCCAGGGATGAGGTTAGCGAGATCTCCTACTGATCGAACTAGACCTTCCAATCCTCGCGGGGCGAAGAGAAGGAAGTCGTCGATGTCGAGGATGTCTCCGAAGCTGAAGGTGTCTTTGTCTTCTGTCTCGGAGAGTGTGGGCTCGAGAGGGAGGAGTGAGTCTAGCTTGGGCTCGGGTGTGGCGTAGGACGGGACGAAGTTTGCAAGACCTTGCTGATCTTGGGGCTCCTGAGCAGACGGGTCAGCGAATGGATCGTTGAATGGTGAGTCTGTCATTAGTCTAACTTCTCCGCTAGCTTAGCAGCCTGCTGCCATTTGGTGTGTACTTCTGCCCAGGACTCAACTCCTAGTGCAGCGAAGAGATTCTCTTCCTCGCCTCTGTCAGCAACCATGCTGAGGTGAGCTAGGTGGCCTCCGATCTTATCTGCGGGCATGCCCAGCCCTTTGGCTGCTTCCTTCTGTGCGTCAGTGACGCCGCCGAAGAACCTGTCGCTGTCGTGCAAAGCCCAGGCTGCGCTGATGTCTACTGGTAGTGTAGGCTCGACAACCCTGACTTCGTACACAGGCTCAAGAGCTTTCCATTGGTGAATGGATGCGTGGGACTTACGAACAAATAGCTTGTTAGCGTACTCCCCATCCAGCTCTCCTGTGAATTCAATCCAGTCCCCCTTCTGGCCTGTGACCTTGGAGAAGGCAGATTCGATCTCACCTCTGAAGGCAGCTGCTTGCTCAGGGTTGCTGATGAACTTCTCTAGAGACTTCGTGAAGGTAGGACTCTTGTCTCTGTACTCAGAAGTCATCTCACCTCGAAGCATGTCGCGAACGGTAAGCTCGCCCATCTCCGCACGTAGGTGGTAGACACGCTGTCGTTGGACTGGCGTGCGCTTCACTCTCGAAAGCCTGTGGATAGCTTCCTTGGTGGGAGGGTTGTCGAAGGACAGGTCGGAGTGGAATCGAGTGCCTTGGAAGTGTCGCTTGAACCAGCCGACAGATGACTTACTGCCGATGTGCTCTCGTGCTTGGAGGATGTCAGGATCGGTAGGAATGTTAGGACCACCGATAACAGAGGCAGCTGCTGCAGCTTTCTCCTGGTACTCCTCAAGCGTGGTCTCGCCTGTGTTCAAGCCTTCCTTGGCTATCTCAGCATTCACCTTCTCCAGTGCTTCGATGGAAGGCAGGTCGAGCGTGAGGTCGAGACCCTTAGCTTCCTTGTCCACGAGTGCTGTGAAGAAGTCTCGTGAGAACGGAGTGATGTTTGTGCGGAGCCAAGCAGCGTCATGCTCGTTGTCCAGAGCTATCTGGACATGCTCACCGATGGATCTGTCTACAGCTTCGTGGAGAGATGCTGTGATCATATCACCCTCTCCACCTCCAAGCGGGTCGTTGAACTTCCTCGCTACTCTGCTGGTGATCAGAGACTTAGTCTCCTGCTTGATCCTCTCCATCACGTTGAACAGGTTGCTGATCTCAGTCTTGTGCTCTCGTGCTTTAGCACCGTATGAGCCAGTAGAGAGGATGTGGCCTTTCTGATTGAACAGCGCCACCCACTCTCCGTTCTTACCTTCGTGTCGCAGTCTCCCCAACTCACGCTCAAGATTGACACGCTCGACTCGCATCTGGTTAGCTTTAGTCTTAGCTTCGAAGATCTCCGTCATGGCCGGAGCGACAAGAGTGTTGATCTTGTCTTGGATCTCAGGGTCAGAGAGATCGCTGTCGATGTCTAAGGCTTGCTGGCGCAGCTCTTCTACTTTCCTGCTGAGGTCAACATGCTCGGAGATAGCATCTGTGTCTTCGAGGCTAGAGGCTAGCTTATTGAATGAGTCCAGCTCTCTGTTTAGATTCCCGAAGGCTGAACCCTCACGAACAAACCGAGGCACACGAGAGTTCAATCTCGCGTTAGTCCTGTCCCTCACCTCAGTGGAGAAGATCTGCTCTCTGTTCTTAGCGATCAGTTCAGCCCTCTCCTCAGGGGAAAGAGTCTCGTCTGACAGGAGTCGGTAGATGTTGTTCTCAGCTACCTGCTCGTTGATCTTGTTGCCCTTCAGCTTAGCCTCACGAATGCGTGTAGCTATGCCTCTGATCTCTGTAACGGCCTCTGCGTCGGTCAGCCCACGCTCGGCCTGCTCCGCACGAATCTCCGGATCAGACAGCAGTTCAGCGTCAGAGAGGATTCCGCTGACATTGCCGTAGATCCTATCACTGATGGTCTGGGTTATGTTGGTAGAGAAGACCAGTTGGTTCTCCCTATCCTCTTCGATCTGCTTGGTATCCGCATCCCGCAGATTGCCTCGCATGCTAGCCATCATGGACCCTACGTTGCCGTCCATGATCGAACCTAGGTTAGGTTTCTTCGGCAACGCCCATTTCTCTGTGATAGAGTTAAACAGATCAGAAGCATAGGAGTAGTTCCCTTTAGACACCTCAGAACTCACGATGGACTGTACGGCCTTAGCCATCGCCAGATACGGATCACCTCCACTCTTGGAAACAGTTGACAGGACTTGATTGTTCAGGTTAGAGAGGATGGTTGCTTTACCAGCCTCATCTGCTTCACCGTAGCTGTTGAGTCCTAGATAGAGAGTCCCGTCACCTTGGACGAGACGCCTGCCTAGGCTGAACTCTTTGTAGCTAGCAGAAGCTCTGTTCTGACTCCGCATCACCTCTTGCTTGTAGCGACTCTCGTAAGCGTTGTAGCTCTGGAGAGCGGAGGCGAGAGCGAGAGGATTGTTCTTGAGTCGAGGGTCGTTCTGTAGCTCTTTGATTCCCTGTTCGTGGAATCCGTTGACTACCTCTGGAGTAGCATCCTTGCCTTCAGTGAAGTCAAAGTTGCTCTCGTCCATACCCTGCTGAAGCAGAGCAAACCCTCGGTTGTCTCCGATGTCCTGACCGAGGAGAGTGTAGGCATCGCTGAGCTGCTTGACGTTGGTGAACGCAATACCTCTGCGCTCAAGCACAGCGAAGGCTGTGTCTAGGAAGTCACCCTTCTGTTCGTCAGGAACCTTCTCGAACTCAGCGCTAGCCTGCGCGATACCCTGCGCGAACTCAGGAGACTCAGCAATCACCGCAACTTGTGCGTCGATCTTCTGCTGCCTCTCCTCTAGTCCTAGGTTAGCTGCGGCTGTCAACCCTCGCAGGAGAGAAGACATACCTTCCTGAAGACCAGCACCCTTCGCACCTTTGACTGCTTCTGATGAGTTAGGAGCAATGAATGGGATTGATGTCTGCCGTGCAGAGCGCACCAGCGCAGGCTGGGACAGGTCTTGGAGGCGAGGACGTTGGGGCATTAGTATTTGCCGTAGTAAGACGAGGAGTTGGTCTGCGGGATAGTGCTGGGAGCAGCTTGGAAGCTGTCAGACAGCTTCTGAGCACCAGCCCCAATCTGGAGACCGAAGCCAACAGCTTGGAAAGCTCCTGCCACACCGAACTGAGGGATGATCGTAGGTCCGGGGAGGAAGGACAGGACTCGCAGTTCATTCGAGCTAGCGGCGTTACGCACTGCCTGCTCAGTCTGACCTGAGCGGAACTCCTGGAACAAGTTTAGTCGAGACAGTGTCCCTGCTTCCTGCTGGTTGAAGTCGTTGATGGCGTCGGCTACAGCCATACCACCTACGTTGGCAGACCCAGCTGAAGCAAGAGCTACACCTTTAGCAGACAGAGCTTCGCGAGTGATCTGCTCAGCCTGCGCAGCCACCTCTGCTTGCTGCTCTATCTCCTGTGCGCGAACAGCGAATACTTCTTTCTTGTAGGCTTCCTCAGAAGCTTTCCGTCGAAGCTCAAACTGTCTGTTGGAAGCTTCTGCCTGACGCTCGGCAGCCTTGGAAGCTTCTACTTGTTGGTAGGCAGAAGCTAGAAAGCCTAGAACAGCGAACAGTCCAAACATATTACTCCTGGTCGAACCAGCCTGTGTATCTGCGGAATAAGAATCCATCCACTTTGAACTCTCGCCCAGGCTCAAAGCCTAAGTGCTCAAGCCACTTCCAGTGGTTGGAGGACACCATGGTGTCAGTTGTGATTGATGGGTACTTGGAGACTAGGAGCCAGAGAGCTGCCTTAGCCCAGCGGTGGAAGAGTGCTTTGTCTTTCGTAGCATCCTTGCTGCATACGAGCCAACCGTTGGTGAAGCCTTTAGCAGTACAGATACCACCACAAGCCTCGACCACTCCGTCTACTTCCCACGCCCATGAGATGTCAGAGACAAGCCAAGCGTGGATGAGAGCAGAGTCTGGGTTGGGTTCTTTGCTGAGGAGTATCAGCTCAGATTGATCTATCTCCCTCAGCCTGCTGGCTAGAGAGATACAGTCAGAGATGGTTAGATCTCTGAGTCTTACAGCAATCGACCCTTCGTCACTACTTCTGCTTCCCATTCAAGACCTACCAGATTAGTCGGTTTGTACGTTGCGTTCTCGATGCGGACTTCTACGTCCTTAGGCTTGTTCATCACCATGAACTTGATGTCTCCATCCTCTGGAGTTGCATCGTCAGTGGTAATCGTGATGTCATCATCATCGGTCTCTGGAGGGAGTACGTCAAATGTAGACGTACCATCGCCAGCGACAGAGTCGATTACGACATCAACGTAGCCTGTATCAACGTACCGCAGATGCCCGCGCTTGACAGTGAGGACAGCCGAAGTCCGGGGCAAGACCTGACCACCCTGCACAGTCCCCTCTCTCACCTGCACTTCTTGGAGTACGACCTTCGAGTTGAAGTTCTGTCCGATGTACAGAGGAGTGGAGGAGTGGTCTCCGTCGAGAACCACACTAGCTCCGGTGACGCTTTTCACGACCAACGGAACTCCATGCTGAGTATTAGCCAGCACGTTGTCATCAGTGCGGGTGGTTACTTCCACCTGCGCTCCAACCTCAGGCTGGTAGGGCAGAGTGATTGTAGTCTCGTTAGGCCCTGCTGAGTACGTAGGAGCAGACGTGAGGTCCAGCTCAGTCATGCGCGAATCCAGCGCGACAGACCAGAGGACATCAGTATCCTGCGGTCGTAGCTCAAGACGCATGCTCTCCAGCACGATCTCCCCTACTCCTGAGGTAGACTCTCCTCTTCGCATAGCGAGGAAGAGTTCGTCGTTCAGGACTGTGATGCCTGCGATACCGCTGGCAACGTCTACGAGTTGAGGTTTGAAGTTCAGCTCAGTCCATGCGTTCTGCAGGATCTGCGTACCTTGGTAGACAGTGCGGAGAGCATAGAGGACTTGACGGTCCTTCGACAGGACGAAGAGCAGGTTGAGTTCAGGGTATGCGTCGAGCTTGACGATGTCGTCGGGAAGCTTGCGGGGCATCTCGTCAGTCAGGACTACGTCTGCAACTTGACCTTGGTCGAGAGGGACCACGGCTCTGACTTGAGAGTACGGAGCATCCCCATCGTCAGGTGCGACGATGATCGATCCGTTGTACTGGATGGGCTTGCACTCGAAGGTAGACCCACTGCCTAGAACGGGCGTAATGCCTGCAGTCTTAGGTCCGAAGATATCTCCTGTGTCAAGCACGAACGTAGTCAAGCGAGAGAACAGGAACAGTCGGCCTTGGATGGCAGCGATGTTCCGCAGCACAGACTCCTCAGTGTGACTAGCCTGGAGGTCGATGCGATCTGAGTCAGGGAGTACGCGAGTAGTAGTGCGCCAGAGATTGTCGAATCTGTTGGCTTCACTACAGACTAAGTTCTGATCGGAGACGAAAGCCATCCTCCCTCGAAGGAAGGCGATGGCGTTGATCCTGCGATCAGAGTTGGATGTGTAGTACGTACCGTAGGCTTCACCGGAGTTAGTGCCTGCGGAGTCGTCAACCAGCTTGTTGACTGTCGAGATGATAGACGGCGTGGGAGCGATGGTGTCGTCACCCACTAACTTGTCTACCCACGAAGTCTGGGCATACTCGAAGTACCGTTGGAAGGGCACGGAGGTCACTGTGCCAGCTGAGTCATCCTCTCGACGGATGAGCTGGATAGGCATGGTGTCGTCTTGGAAGTTGATGACAGATGCATAGTCCACCCCCTCTTCCCACACTCCTCGACCACCCAGGAACTCCCCAGCTCCGTTGGTCTCTTTATCAGTCAGCTCGCGGAAGCGCATGACCGACGTGACCACTGGCTCAGAGACAGAGGTGCGGTTGACTGCGAACTCTCCTGGAGTCTCAGTCTCAGTGAACTCTGCGATAGCATCGTTGGCCACGATGGACCTACGTGTACCTACGAGTTTGACGACAGTGCCGTCGATAGCGTAGGTAGGGAGTTCGCTGATTGATTCTACTTCGTCAACGAAGCCAACGCTGAGAGTGTTGGAGAACGTGTCGGTGACATCGATGGACTCAAGTCTGTGGAATCCGTCAGTGTGGATGTCTCCTGAGCAGCGGATGACGATGACGCTCTGTTCGGCCACAGCATCGGTGCGCTGGATGACGGATGCGTGCAAGATGTCGTCAGCATTACCACCAGCAGCTGTGATGGTTGAGTTAATGTCTGCCACAAGACCAGCAGTCTCAATCTCGATGTTGACTGTTCCAACGATATACGTGCCCTGGATAGTATTGAGGGTGTCGTCGCTCAGCTTACGGTAGTGTAGCTTGTACCTGATCGTCTCGTTGACTGACACGATCTTCAGGAAGATGTACCCGACGTTGAACAGCTGTGACGCAGTGCCTGTGGTGGCGAAGTGGTCCCAGTCTCCGAAGGTCTCCATCTTGGTGGGAGACAGGGCCGTGATGTCAGGCTCTACAGTGATCCGAGGATTGGACACGAAGGTAGTGTCTACGACGGTGAGAGGCTTGAGCACATGAGGGTCAGAGGCGTAGTCGCCGAGCTTCGGGACTCCGTTGGGTCCTGACTCTCCCGCCGTCTCAACTTGGAACCCCCAGACATTCAACTTACTCGTGGTGCCTGAGATCGTACTCGAAGCGAAGATGCCCACCTTCGACAGAGAACCGAGCATCACACCTGCTCGTGAGGTGTCTAAGATGAAACCAACCCTGAAGTCGTTCTCTCCGAGCTGCTCAACCTCACAAGACATCGAGCGGTCGTCAGTCCCACCTTGAAACTTACCACAGACAGACACGACTGGAGGTGAGGTGAGTCCGTCAGCCCAGCTGAAAGTAATACCCCATATGTTGGTGTAGATGCTGGGGCTTGTCTCGTTCTCGGTGAGGACGAGTGACACTCCGCCAGCACCGTTGTCTCCAATCACATCCCCTGTGACGTTAGTGTTGAAGTAGCAGCTAACCTTCACAAACGTACCTAGCAAACCTCCGGTGAGGTCGTAGGAGATGGAGCCTGTGTCGATAGGAGACGCAGTGTTCATCGTCAGGACAGAGTACTGCGAAGGCTCAGACGAACCTCCAGCATCTCTCCATCCGAGGGGAGTCTGTGGTCCAGTGTTAGCGCTCACCGAAGCCATGTCCATAGACGTGCCAGGGTAGATGTCGTTCAGTGTCCAGCCTGAGCCGAAGCTCTCACCGTTGGTCACTTGGTTCGGTCGCTTCAGGTCTAAGTACGCGAAGTCCGGTACACTCCCACCAGTGATAGCTCCGTCGCTGTCTCTGGTTAGCTCACGAACTAGAAGCTCATCCCCGCCAGTCGTATGGATGCGAACACTCTTGTGCATCAGCGACATGATGTAGCGATCATTCTCGTCACCGAGATCAATCCCTTGCATCGCGATGTCGGCAAACGGATTGTCTGCCATCTGCCCGATACGTCTAGTCCCTGGTCTCTGGCTCAGGCCGATCTCAGGGTAGGGCAGGAAGTTCTCACACTCTGCCACCCGATCAGCACGAGCGATAGCGTCAGGCTGCTGAGTGATGCCCCCGACCAGCGAGGGTACAGGGATGGAACGTAAGGGCATTACTGGAGTTCAGAGTAGATAGGAAACCCTCGGCCTGCTCTGATCTGTGCTGTCGAGATATTGTCGAAAGCAGTGTAAGCCTGAGCATCACCTTCGTGACCGATGAGTCTCTCGCGAGCCATACCTTCGTCACGCGATAGTCTGTTGCCAATGTCAGGAGATCCTAGGAATCTATCCTGAAACACTCGTGCTGCTCTAGCGACAATGTAGTCACGAGCAGGGCGGGGGCAGTTCTCAACATTCAAGAAGCGACACACTACCATCTTGTAGTCGCCGGAGAATGATGTGGTTGTATTGTCTTTGAGGTCAATGAATGCTTGACCACGCAAAGCGAAGCGTTTCGACTTGTCCACGGGATAGGCCCACAGCATGTCGTTCTCCATCGTGAGTGTCCCGCCACCAGCTGCGGTGAGGACGTAGTCGTACTCAAGATTGAAGCCCCAGCCTTCCGACTGGACAGTAGCACTCTCAGAGTTCAGAACCTTGAGGGCTTGTGAAGCATCACGAGTCTGAGAGACTGAACTCACCTCTCCATAACCAACAGCAGTCAGTATCTCGTTGACGCACGACAGCTCTGTTACGTCTAAATTGGTCATGTAGTAGTAGAGTCAGAGTCCCCCGACTTGATGCGAGACCAAGCCGAGGGACCGAGAGAAAGGGGAAGTTCTATGCAGTCTTGACGAAGCCGCAGAAGTCAGGACGAAGAACGTCATGACCAACCGTAGCCTTAGCGAGGACGAACTGAGCTTGACGCTCGGTGCGGAATTCTGACATGACAGAGATTGCGCTGGCCTCAGCCGTCACAACGCCCATCTCCTGCCAGACAATAGCGACACCGTTGGCAGCAGTCTGCGCGTAGGTCTCACCGTTCACACCGTGCGTAAGCAGCGGATTCGCACCAGCAGCTGCCATCGTCGGCACCTGCGTGGTCTTGTGGAGTTGCATGCCCCAGGCACGGAAGACCGTACCATCGGAGAACACACCGTTGTCAGTGTTGAAGTCGCGGTTGAGCAAGTCTTGGTTCTGGACCAAGAGATTGTAAGCAACCGGACCAAGAGCAACGTGACGACCTTCTTCCGGTACGTTAGCAACCGACATACCTTCTTCGATCTGACGGAGAGCATCCAGCAAAGCTGAACCATCCGTGAGAGCGTTGGCGTCGGTTACGACAGTACCAGAGCTGGGCCAGCCAGAAATGTCGTTCTTGTGGCTGGAGAGCAAGTTGCCCTCAGCAGCCTTGATGACCAAGTGCAGACGATCCTTGTCGATAGCGATAGCAAGGTCTTTACCAAGCTCCTTCGCTACAGCTTGACGAGCGTCAATCGTGGACCGAACACTTTCCCAATCATCGACCAGAGTCGCCGCGATGAGCGGACGATCCAGGTAGACATCATGGTCACCCATGTTGAGTTGCGACAACAGTGCGGAAGCATCAGCTCCGTCGTTGTCAGTGAGAATGTTAGCGCCTTGGATGTGGCGGTATGCGGTGCCCGTACCGATCTGACGGAACTGGACTCGGTTTGCTCCCGGGGGGACAGTCTTGCGAGTGAAGCGACCTTCGGTGACCATAGAGGCACGGAGGGTTGCAAGCACTTCGCCGGAGAATGTCCGGAGGAACAACTCATAGTCAGCTCCAGCAGCTGCCGGAGGATTGGCAGGTGCATTCAGACCACCTGAATAGGTGGGCGAGAATGAAGTAGCAGCCATTGAATTGAATAATGGTTAGAGTACGTAATACACGTATTCTCTCGACGAAACGCTGTCGCTACTCGTCAGAGTTATCCACCGCAATGGGCTCCCGGCTATGTGTTAGCGAGAAGAAAGCTATGTCGTCGCCAACGGCGACTTAGGCATAGGTGTGAGGGTTATTTCGCCACGCTTGGCGAGATAGTGATCTAGTAGCGTCCTTGAGACGCTCGGATGCGATCCTGCACTTCTTGAGCGTACGCTTCGCTCTTCCAGTACTTGGGATCCTGCATGGCTTCCTGCTCCTCTGCTCGACTACGGAATGGTTCAACCGTAGAAGCGTGGTGAGGAGACTGTCCTGAGAGAACAGCAGGGTTCTCTCGTACAGACTGATTGTACCGAGCCATGAGTCCTCGGATGTGAGGGACTACTTTGTGAATGTCTTTGTCGCTGATCGCTTTGTTGAAAGCTGCGATGTCATCTTTGCCCAGAGCTTTACTCGCCCAGTTCATGGCAGCGATGTACGCTTCAGCTCCACCAGCTTCACTGACAACCTGCAGACGGAAGAGTTCATCCGTCGCTTTGATGCCTTGGATCTGCTGGTCGATGATTGCATCGGACAGGCCAGGGATGAGAGCTTTCATCTGACCGCGACTCTCTACAGAGAGGTCACCGTTGAGCAGGATCTCTTGCTGGAAAGGTGCGAGCTGTTCGGGAGTTACTCCCTGAGGTAGCTCTGGGTCTTGTGTAGCTGCTTCCCCTGGCGTGGGCTCTGGCGTGATACCCATCTCTAGCGTGGGTGCTGGTGCTGCCCCTTGCGCGAGCTTCTGCTCGAGAGCAGCGTAGCTTGCAGCGAGTTGCTCGACAGATGTGAACTTACCTTGCATCCCGTCCGGCAGCCCTTCAGGGATAGGAGTCCCTTCAACCACCGGAGCATCAGAGGCAGTAGCCTCAGCAGCCGGAGGGACGAGTGGGGTGCCTGTGCCAGGGAATGAGTCAGGGTTGGTGGGTACTTCGATAGACTGTCCGTCCATTATGTCTTCCTTTATCTCTGTTGTAACTGAGCAAGCTGAGCCATGATCGCCTGTGGATCAACATTGCCGCTGCTCAGTGCTTGCGATACAGCTTGGATAGCGTTGGGGCCAAGCGACTCAGCAGTCTGCTGCTGCTGTGCAGCCTGAGCTTCTGCCGCTCGCTGCTCTTCACTCTTGATGAGAGTGGTCGGGTCCAGACCATCGGCGAGCGCTAGCTCTGCCATCCATGCCGGGGTGTTCACAATCGCTGCGAACTGCTCGACGCCGATGACTGCCTGTGCGTCTTGGGCGAACGTGCGTAGTCTTGCTCGATCCTGCCCTCGACCGATAGCATCCAAGCCGGACACGATCTTAGGTGAGGCTAGACCCTTCGGGAGTGCAGTGAGATCCTTACGCCTTACTAAGATGGCGTCGGTCTTCAGCACCACAGGGTTCTGGATCTGATCTGCCATGCCTGAGAACAAACCACCTTGCGATGACTCCAGTTCCTCAGCTATGAACCTGATCTCTGCTGCTGTGACTCGCTCTGCATCGCGACGAACAGCAGTGTTCATCAGGAATGCTAGCTGGAGTCGCTGCTCGATGCTATTCATCACAGTGTTAGCCACACCGAAGTCAGCACCTTTGTTCAGAGACACAGCCTCAACACCACCGTTGCGACCTTTTAGGTAGGCTCCGTTGGCGGATAGTGCGAGCTCTCGTGGAGTGACGCCAGCGCCCGGGTCTACGAGCATGCGCACCTGAGACGCGATAGCTGCGCCTTCGACGATAGCTTGGGCCAGACCTTCTACTGAGCGTAGATCACCCAGGAACTCTGCACAGATGGCTCGACCGTAGTGCTCACCAGCGACAGCACCGGAGCCTACGACAACCCAAGGGCAGTCAGCATCGTTCTTGAACTTCTCGACAGTGTGCTCTAGTACCACACCATCTTCGATCTCCTGCCAGACGTACCACTTGATGCCTTTGTACATCGGGTCGTCGCTGTTGGAGACATCCTTCACGCAGGTCCAGAGATCTACTTTGTCACTAGGATCTCTGTTGGAGTTGGGCGGGAGGAGAGCTACGACTTCGGGCTTGAGGTCGCGGACGTAGACCATCTCACGGATGATCACTCTGTCCCAATTGCCTTGGCCGTCCCTTCGGACCTGAGTCTGAGGCAGCTTGAAGAGTCGGGGTGCTGTGCCGTCACGATACAGCTTGAAGACAGACACACCAGCTACTAAGAGGTGGCGGATTGTCTCGTACATGACAGGCCGAAAGCCTGAAGTTGACCAGTACTTGTTGACCACCCTCTCCCGCTCTGCGAGTTCGAGCTTGGCTCTGATCTCAGCGTCGGGAGCCCCAGCTTCGTCAGGGAACTGCTCGATGAGAGCAGCCTTATCCACTTCGTAAATGAACGGAGAAGCCTGCGGAGGGAACAGAGTCAGCAGGAGCTTCGACGAGAGGTTGTTCAAACCTCGACCACCGATGCTGCTATATGGGTCTAGAAACTCCTCACCTTCCTGATGTCCGTCAGGAGGTACAATGTGAGGGATAGTGAGAGCGGAGACTCTACGTGCGATACGGAGAGTGTTCTGGTGCAGATCCTCCCCGTCACGCCATAGCGCTGAGAGAGGAGCTGGATGCATTAGAACTCAGGGATGTTCAGTCCTAGGATTGGGACTCGGAATCGTGAGGTGCCTTCAGCTGCAGCTTTTAGCTGTGCTGCGTCTAAACCCTGGGGCCTACGTATCTTACGAGCAGCACCAGTCGATGTGTTCTTAGGTACTTCCGGAGGATCGGGTACGTCTGGCACTTCGATATCTGGGGCACCCATACTATTCCTTGATTTTGGACTCCAAGTCCTCGACAACGCTGATCTGGCCTGCGAGGTATGCGATCTTGATCTCTAGGTCTGGGTCCATAGCGTAACTCAGACTTCCGGTGAGTGTTGTTTGATAATGTTCCCGCATTTGCTGCACGATATGAGGAGGAAGTGCGGGCAATTCTGCCATAGTTTCTGGCACGACAGGCAGGTTATCCATAATTTTGACTCTAAAGTGTTTTCGGTGGGAAGTATAGTTCCCATTATTACATAGTATTTACACAGGAGGTTGCCATAACTTGACCTCTCCTGACTCAACATCGAAGTCTCCACAGCGGAGGATGTAAGCGCAGCGAGCTTGGCTGAGGGCGTACTCAGCGTCATGCTTCTTCTTCTCGTAGGTCTCAAGCATCTTCTTCCAGGCCCAGGCTTTCTTCTTCTTACCTTTGAGGTAAGGGTATAGCAACTTCCTAGCTGTGCCCGGCCCTACTCTCCAGCACCCAGGGTAGCCATCGACTGTGTCTCCGGTGAAGGCTTGGATCATATGGTTCCTCTCAGCCTCAGCCTCTGACACTCGATAGACAGGACCGTACACTTCCTTCTGCCTGAGGCATGGGATAGTGTCTAGGTCTTTGTCGATGCTCACGACAATGCAGTCAGGGTACTCGCCGGAGGTGGCGAGGATGCCGAGCACATCATCTGCTTCGAGATTGTCCCACAGCACAGACTCATGCTGCTTCATCGCGTACTCCCTGAGGTACTTGAGATCGACAGGTCTGTCTTTATTCCTGCGATTCATCTTGTAGTCAGGGTAAACATCTCGTCGCCAGTAGTGGTCGCTGTCTGTGAACGTGAAGACGAAGTGATCATACTCCCTCTTCAGTCTGTTGACGTAGGCGTTCACCATCGACCTCCCTAGCTTCTCGTTGCCGATCATGTCCTCACCCAAAGGTGTCTGACACATCAGGGCGATACGATAGATAGGGCCGTCAGCATCTATTAGGGCTACTACCATCAGTGTGTCTCAGCCCAGTTGTTTCCAACCTTGGCCTCCCCTTCGATAGGGATGTGGAGCTTGAGCTTCTCGCCTGCCAGCCGCATGGCTTTCAGAGTGATGCGTGAGACTTGGTCTACGTACTCAGGCTTACACTCGACCTGAGCTTCGTCATGAACATGCAGCATAGGTGCCCAGTTGTCGGGACCTATCGTCATGTCGAGCAGAGTATGCTGGATTACCGTAGCCCACTTCATGACCAAAGCACCACCGGATTGGAAGAGACAGTTCAGAGTAGCTGACTTCTTGCGGGGCTTGAGCCTGCGCCCGTCCAACCCTACTAAGTATCCATTCTCCTTCATCGCTAAGTACACTTGTTCGATAAGTGTCTCCATCCCTGGCATGGAGTCGAGCAGGGTCTTGCGAACCTTCGCACCTTCCTGCTCACTGCAGGGTCGATCCTCGCAGGAAGCGATGGAAACACTCAGACCTTTAGCCTGAGAGCCATACATGACAGCGTAGAGTACTGTCTTAGCTGAGTCTCTCTTCTTGAACTTGAGGATCCTCTGGTTGTCATCATGGATTTGACCAGCCAGCACTCGCTCGATGTACTTCCCTCCGTCATATGGGTGGAGGTAATGGCCTAAGATTCTAGCCTCGATCCCTGAGAGGTCAGCCCCCACCATCTTCCATCCAGGTCGAGGAGTGAACAGAGCACGACACTCATACCCGAAGAGTGAGGTCACTCGTGGGACATTCATGTTGGGTCGAGAGTGGGTGCAGCGTCCTGTCCGGGCACCGTTGTGATTCACCCTGCCGTGGATGCGATAGCTCCTACCTTCCTTGGCTGCGTAGTTGAGCCATGAGTGCTCACCTTCAGCTGCCTGCCCAAGCCTGTGGGAGATCGTGAACCATTCGAGCAGCAGATCTTTGAAAGGGATCTTAGCTCTATCCATCAGTGCGATGGAGTCTTCGTTCAGCTGTGGCCTACCTCCGTCAGTGAAGGACGTAGGTTGCCACTCGAACTTATGCATCAGAGCCTTGGCTACCTGATAACGAGAGGAAGGATCGTAGGGTACTTCCTTACTTCTCTTCTCCTTCCGAACCTTGGTCACCCACTCTTTCGTGTAGCTGCCCAACTGCTTGCCTAGCTCTGAGTTGAGTTCAGCACGACGGACCTGCCAGCCTTTGACTAGATCCTCGGCAGAGTCCATGTCGAAGCAGACACCATTATCCTCTTGCCTCTTGACGCAGGCTGCGAAGCTGTGCTCTAGATCTGTGGACTCCTGCGGCCACTTTTGGCTCTCGAAGTAGTGGAAGAGACGAGTAAGCAGCGTAACATCCTGAGCACAGTAGTCGAGCATCTCTAGCGATAGCTTGCTCCACCACTCGGGGTTGTCTTCGACAGACGGAGCTTCTTGCTTCTTCTCTCCGAGTCTCTCGCCCCAGGCTTTGAGGCTGTGCTTGCCGTTGAGTTCGGACGGGAAGTTCTTACGCCTCTTGTCTATCACTCCGATCCAAGGGAAGATCAGTCGAGCTACTACGAGAGTGTCGTAAGGATTGGTGTGTGTGAACCCTGCTAGCTCTTCGAGAGTAGGTCCGTCGTACCCGATGTAGTTGTGAGCAATCACCATGTCTGCTTTGACAAGCATGGCTATACCTTCGGCCATGGTCCCGTCAGCATAGAGACTCTCGTCATCGTGGAAGCGCAGCACCTTCTCGTTCTTGTCTACATCTTTGATGCAGATGCAGTGGAGCTTGGTGGTGGGGATTGGGTTTCCCTCTACGTCGAAAGCTAATCGCATGAGTCATCTCTCACGTTACCAACAGTTGAGTCCGCACGAGCATCGCTGAACTTCCGCTTAGCCATCAGCCTGTTGTGCCTCTCCAACTCCTCTTCCTTAGTGAGACAGCAGTCATCCTCCCACGCCTCTCCTGCCAGCAAGAGCAGGTCGAGGACAGCAGTCTTGTTGTAGTCGTGGCAGCGTGTCTTGGCGAACTCCTCAGCCTCCTCTCTGCTGCCAAGCCTAGCTTTCATCTGCTCTCCTATGGCCTGAGGGTAGTAGTAGTCCCAAGCGAACACAGCCCAACGTCCCGGCCAATCATTTCTGTCACTCATCAAAACGCCCTCGCTTCAGGTAGTACATCGATCTCTTCAGCAGCAGGCTCAAGCTGCGCTGTCTCTTCATTGTATCTCGCGTGCCCTGCAGCACCCGACCGTCCAGTGTGACGACACTTCAAGACTCTGAAGTCAGCGAGTGTCGGGTCCTCTGCTTGTTGGTTACGCTCGTAAGCGAAGATGTTGTGGGAGAGAGCGGGGATCATTCCACTTCCTCGGATGTCTGACATGCTTACAGCGCGACCCTCTTCGTGAGGTTTACCTTCACCGGACTTTTTGAGGTGAGCAACAACAATGACAGGGACCTGTGTACGCTTGACAAGCGACTCCAGTTCGGCCATGAGTGTGTCAGCATACTTCCGGTCGTCACCCGATCCCTGAGCCGCTGCTCCAATGACGATGGTGATGTGGTCGAGGATGATAAGACCCACTTTCCGCGCAACTGACATCCATCGGAGTTGGTCGAAGATGGCTGAGGATCCTCGGACTCCTTCGTCGTGGTAGAAGACGAGATTGTCTTTGACTTCCTCAAGACTGGTCTTGAGTTCAGAGGCTGGGACATCGTCGAGCTTGGTGTTCTTTCCCACTCGTGAGCCCAGTAACCCCCGGAGATACTGTTGCACAGTTTCCTCAAGAGGTATGACGCCAACGGTGAGCCCTTGATCCAGTGCTGAGTTCGTGATCGCTCGGCATAGGGTGCTCTTACCAGCAAAGATCCCTGCGGCAAGGAGTGTAATTTCTCCGGGTCGGATTCCACGCATCTTCTCCTGTAGATCTGGGAAGGGAAAGTTGTAGATAGGATCTGCGTGACTCCCCTCAAGTACAGCGAACAGATCATCGCCTTCGAGAATACCTGCGGGTGACCACAGGTGTGAGTTCCACATCGCATCGACAACCTCTGACCCTCGGTCTTCTACCAGCAGGTCGTTGACATCATGCCCGGGCAGGCTGCAGATGTATGCTTTCCCTGGAGTGAGGATGCGAGCACACGCTTCCGCTGCTTCTCTCCCTGGCTCATCCATGTCAAACATGATGATGACTTTGTCGAACGCTTCCAACCACGAGAGGCTGCGTTGGAATGCTCGTGGTGCAGCGCCTGCACCGTCAGGTATGGAGACGACAGGCCACTTGTTGTGCTGCAGCTGAGACAAAGAGAGGGCATCGATCTCCCCCTCTGTGACCACCACCATCTTCCCACCGTCACGCCACAGCCACTGGCCGTACAACCCTACCTTGGTGTGGTCTCCAGTCCAGATGAAATTCTTATTCGCCGTCCGCAACTTCTGTGCGATGACGTGTCCCGAGGAGTCTCGGTGGTTGGCGACATGACATTGACGATCATCGTTCCACCCGTAGTCCCAGAACTCACAGGTGCTCCGATGGATTCCACGCTGGGAAAATCCACTGGTGGTGTAGGAGACGAGTGGCGCTCCCTTAGGGACAGGAGCCGTTGTCTTCTTCGTCTCTCCATCCTTGTATGTTTGGCAGCTAAAGCAATAGCTGTGCCCATCGTCATAGACAGCTTTAGCATCTGACGATGGGCATTCGTCACACGCTTCATGCCTCAGGCACTTCGCTCCAGATCTTGATACCGAGTCTTGTGGGTTTGAAATAATCTTGCTCCTGATTCACGACGATGTCTGTAACAATCTTGGGGACATCGTTCTCCAATACGCCTAGCTTTACGAGAAGGTCAGTAACTATTTTCGTTGAAGAGTAAGCGTTGTCTTTATCCATCGGAGGACCAGCCCGACGGTATCGCGTGTACTCAATAACTACAGGTTCGGATAAGTTGTCGGGGACAGACTCAGCTTGGGAGAGAGCCTCCTCCAGGGTCTCCTTCAGCTGGGCTTTGATGGCTTTCATCTTAGCCCAATGCATTCGCAGGAGACCGTTCCTTCCGTTAGGGCCAGGAGGTAGGGGGATGTCTAACGTAAGGTC